AACTTGCGGACAAGATCCCTTCTTTTAGTCCACAAGGCAAAGGTGCAATGAGGATTGTGCAGGGTTATGTTGTGCAGGTTCTCAAGGTGGGTTGCGTTGATCAATTCCCCGTGGGATGAAAAACGGAAAAAAGCATCAAGGATTGTCGGCAACATGTGATCCGGAATTAATCCGCCGGATAACGTGTCACTGTTCATTTGCCATGCCGGAACACAATTCTTTCGCATTGTTCGCAACATGCGATCGGAATAGCATTTGACGCAAATAATATCCGGCGATTTAGAGTTGACCATTTTCTGGCAGTACGGATTTGTGAGCGTGTTTGTATTCAAGGAGCGGATATTCTTTAGTTTACCTGATCCGGTTGATATCTTCAGCATGGGTTGGCCCTTTCGTTCGTTGCATTAATCAACCCTTAACCGATAGACCGCCCCCGGTCAAGCCTAAAATCAAGGTTTTTTATTCCCCTCATCCCTTTACTTGCCTTCCTTAATGCGTCAAGTTCCTCCGAATCCCGGGCAACAAGAGTCATCTCCATCGTCCCCCCGGTCATCTCCCGGGCACGTTCAATCCTTTTCTTGGCTTGATCGACAAGGCTGACAAAATCTTTGGCTGACAAAATCAAATCTCCATCAATTGGCTGACAATATTCTGACATTTCTTTTTGCGTTCAATAAAAGGGCTGACAAAATCCCTGTCAGCCCCTTCCCATTCCATATCGTCGATCTTCGCTGACAAAATCTTTATCTGATCTTCCCAATACCGGATGCAACAATCACGGAATTCTTTTGACACACTCTTACTTGTCATCGTTATTTTCTTTCCATCTCTTCCAAGAGTTCATGGATGTGATCGTGTAATACCGAAATTGCTGTATATATGTGTCCGGTATCACTTGCCTGAAGAAGGGTTCTCAGGTAATCAACTTCATCTAGCAAAGCGGATATGTGCTTCGCTGTGGCAAGGTTCGGTTCGTTCATTGTTCAGTTCCTTTCCATACGGTTAGACTTAGGTGGTGGCCCCCATCTTCAGGGTCCAGTTCGTAGTGCCAATTTTGTCCATACCACTTGGACAACAGGCTGTCAAGTTGGTCGAAAAAATCTTGGTGGAGAAAACCGTTCCCGTCACAGGTTGGGCACGTTCCGGCATAGCCTTCGATATATCCCCCGTTTTCCCAATCGACAACGGGCATGTCGTATTCAACAGAACCCTTACCCGCGCAATCATCGCAGGTTACTTCTTCACGTCTCATCTGATTACTCCCAAGACAAAGTTCTCCGCGCAATCTTCTGCGAATTGTTCACTGTGCCCGACAATCTTCCGGTCCTCTACAATATTCTGACCGTCAATCATCGTGACAATGAACCCGTCTCCTTCCTTGAATACAAACGCCTTGCGGTGGATGTATTCGTCTTCACCGTAAAATTTACTTAGAAGCATTGTTACTCTCCTTTACTTGACCAAAACTCATGCCAAGCCTCGCCCAGCATGTCATCTATTTCACGAGGCATGTAATACGGAATTAGGTAGGTGTGCATCGACATGCGGAAGATAAATTCTCGCAGGGTTTCACACTCACCAATCTTGGACTCTGCCAAATCCCAGAAGTGTTCCTCGCACTCCATAGCCCATCGTTTAGTTGCACTCATGACGCACCTCTATGTCTGCCCAGATGTTGACGTCGGTTACAAGGTATCCCGTCTGCGGGTCTTTCCTGTCTAGGAACAGGGTTGCCCGGGTGATTCCTTCCTCGTCCATCCAGATGTTCAGGGAATAGGTATCCTCTTTCCACGAGAAATCAAACCAATCGTCATCCGGGTCTCTTTCCGGGTGGTCAAGCAGTTCGCTAACCTTCTGCTCTGCCGCCGTGACACCTTCCGGCTCAAGGTATAAGTCACCGTTTAGTTTTGCCATCTCTATGCTCCTTTTTACAGATACTCTCTGTGTGTGTCGAATTCTTCTTCACGTTTCCACTCTTCAAGTTGTTCAGTAACACCGAACACCTCGTCGACACCGTCCGGCACGTATTCACTGATGTCATTGCTGTAGTCATCAGTCCCGTTTCCTTCGGCATCACAATACCATTCACCTGCGAACATCAGACCGTATTCTACGTAGTATGCTTCCACTTCAAAGCCCTGCTCTGCAAGTGCTTCGTATACAGGGATAGGTGGTGACCAAGCGGAATCGAAATTACAGACAATCAAGTTGTCACTCTGCTTGTCGGCTGACATGTGACAGGCATCCCACTTTGTTCCCCAGTTTTCGATACTCCAATCATACCAGTTGGGGCTGTCGGTCGGGCTTACCGTATTTTCCAAACCTTCAGGCATTGGTTTGATGTGCTTGAACAGTAAGTTGTCTTCTTGGATCTTTGTATACAGATTGGCAATCACGGACGGATCTTCGTGTTTGATCACTGCTTTGTTTTGACACCAGTTCGGCATATCGCTTTCCTTTCATAAACTGTTGCGATACGATTACCAATACAGGAAACAAAGTATCCCGTCAACACAAAAAAACAAAGGGCGGTAACATTTTTTGCTACCGCCCCTTGCCAACGCTACGAAAGGAACATCCCCTACTTAGTTCGACACCTCGTAAGGAATACCCAGTCTTACCAGATTGTCCCACCTGCTGTCAACCCAGTCTTTGCACTTTTTTTCACTTTTTCCGACAAATATGACCACCCATCGCATGTAGTCAACGCTGACATTATTTTTGACATCTTCACGAGATGTGTTGCCCAAACGGACAGATGACAGTTTTGCAACGACTTGCCAATCACCATCATATTTGCGCTGACAAATATCGTATTCGAATTCAGACCGTGACATTTCGTTTCTCCTCTTCCTGTCGCAAGTCTTCAAGATACAGAGTTACTGCTGATCTGATCAGGTCAGCAACACTGACTTGAGTATTGTAACGGTTTGTGTGTAACTCTGAGTATTCAGATAATTGATCGTAGTCTTCAATCGGAATGGTCAGATTGTATGACTTTGTTTCCTTGTGGATTTTCACTGGTCTCGCCATCGTAGTCCTCTTCAGTTTCATTGACATCATAATAGGATTCAATTAGGGTTCTTTTCTTATTAGGAATAACCCTTTTACGATACTTGTTTGTATGTAGGTCTTTTATAATGGGATTCTTTTTCATAACAGGTTACCCCAATAGGATTGTCTTTTAATGTTTTACCCGATCTGTCAAGTGGGTGTCAACAACTTTTTTTGGGTTGACGGACATTTTGTTTTCGCGTATTGATAACAGCATGACTACACCGAATTGGCTAAAATCCTACGTTGAATCGCTGACAATACCTGTCGGTGGTCGTATGAGATCAGACTGCCCCGTCTGCGGCAAGTCGAATACTTTTAGCGTAACCGACACAGGTTTGCAACGGCTTTGGTTCTGTTTCCATGCGGACTGCCACACGAAAGGTCGCACAGATTTGACGTTGACAAAAGAGAAGGCTAAGACTGCCTTTTCCAAAAGAGTGGCTGACAAAGTATACGGTGACAAAACCTTCGAGATACCTGACACATTTGTCAGCCTGTCGCGCAACCTCGACGCCGAATCGTATGTCAAGCGGGTGGGTGCTTACGAGGCATATTTGAAAGGCATGGCTGACATTCGATACGATTTCCGACAGCATCGCGTCGTTTACATGATCAAACAAAACGGATCAATTATCGATGCGGCAGGACGAGCATTACGAAACATCAAACCGAAGTGGTATAGATACAATGACCGGAAGTATCCCTTTATTTGTGGAAGCAGTAGCGTGGGAATTGTTGTCGAAGATGCTGCTTCTGCTTGCGCCGTTAGTAATGTAGCAACAGGCATTGCCCTGCTGGGAACAAATCTGCCGACGGAATACATAGATGTCTTGACAAAATTTGACAAGATTTACGTCGCACTTGACAAGGATGCGACAGGTCTGGCATTAACGATGGTTAGACAGTTGGCGACAAGTGTCCCAACCAAGATGATTATTTTGAAACGTGACCTTAAGGATATGACAAAGGACGAAAGGGATGACTTCATCACAAGCAAACTCGATTGATAAGCAGATACTTGGTTTCTGTTTGAACGCCGACTTCTTTGGTCGGGTAAAAAACATTCTTGACCGTTCGATGTTTGAGCGGGAATTGCGTGACATTTTCGACACGCTGACATTTGCTCACACAAACTACGGCAAGGATATTACAATCCAAGAACTTGTTGCGCTGTTCAATGACCGCAATCCCGCTATGCCTGACGCATCGCGTCGTAACGTTGTTGAAACAATTATTCAACTGGAAGTAGGTAACCCCCACAATACGGATCTGCATCTGGATATTGTCAATAACTTCTGGTTAAGGGACAGGGCAAGGCAGGTCGGAGAGAAAGCCATTGAGATCTTTACGGGTGAAAGTGAGGACTTTGGTGAACTACGCCGCCTCATCGAAGTCATTGAAGATGGACGGATTTCTGACAAAACAACATACTCTAAGATTGATTCAAACTTGGAAGAGTTGCTTGACGACGAGACAGGAGATCCAGATTTCCCTTTTGAATTTAACCTGATCAGCGAGAATGTCCCGGGGCTTGATCGGGGTAATCTGGGTATTTTATTTGCTCGTCCTGAAGTAGGAAAGACAACCTTTTGTTGTTTCCTTGCGGCAAGTTACGTCCGACAGAAATTCAAGGTGACATACTGGGCAAATGAAGAACCAGCCAAGAAAATCAAGTTGCGTATCATCCAGTCGTTCTTTGGTGTCACCAACGCTGAGATGCGACGCGACAGGACTGAACTTGCAGAGCGTTATCAAACGGAGATAGCCCCCTACTTAACCATCTTTGATTCGGTCGGCACAAGCGTCGAAGAGATGGATCAGTATGCCAAGTTAAACAGCCCCGACGTTATGTTCTGTGACCAGTTGGATAAGTTTCGTATATCCGGCGAATACAATCGCGGTGACGAACGCCTCAAGGAAACGTATGTTGTTGCTCGTGAGATAGCCAAGCGTAATAATCTTCTTTTGTGGGCAGTCAGTCAGGCAAGTTTCGAGGCCCACGACAGACAGTGGATTGACTATTCGATGCTTGACAACTCTCGGACAGGTAAGGCGGGTGAAGCCGACATCATCATCGGTATCGGCAAGACCGGATCAAGCGACATTGAGAATGTTGTTAGACACATCTGTGTAAGTAAGAACAAACTCAACGGCTGGCACGGAATGATCAATGCTCAGATTGACATTGGTCGGGGAGTATATTATTGATAACAAATAGCCAATACATTCGCGACAGGCGTTTAAGAAGGCGGCGGTGGCTTGATATCTACAAACTACATAGGGGATGCGATATCTGTGGTTACAGGGAGCATCCAGTTGCGCTACACTTTGATCACCTCGATAGGTCGCAGAAGCGTTACGCAATCAGTGTCATGATCACCCACAATCTCAAACGTTTGTTTGAAGAAATACGTAAGTGCAGAGTGCTTTGTGCAAACTGCCACTACATTGAAACACACAAGGAACAACTCAATGAACATACTGACACTTGACGTTGAAACAACCCACGTCGAACTCCCGTCGGGCGGCACAAGCCCTCTGCCCTATTTCAGCAACAGACTTGTGTCGGTCGGTTACAAGTGGCTGGGATCAGACAAGGTTACCTACGACTGCTTCTACCACTCAACCCAAGAACCAACAGAAGGTGCTTTCGATAGACTGCGAGATGCTTTACAAGCAACCGACGTTATGGTAGGCCAGAACTTGAAGTTTGACCTGTCGTGGCTACGCGCCTGTGGCTTTACATACGATGGTCAGGTTTACGACACAATGGTTGCGGAGTATGTTCTTGCGAAAGCACGGAGATGGCCTCTTGGGTTGGAAGCACTTGCAAAGAAGTACGGCGGAACCCAAAAGGAAAAGGATTTGATTACACCCTACTTTGAAGACGGTAAAACATTCTATGATATCCCGTGGGATATTATAGCGGAATACGGAACGGCTGACGTTCTTGCTACTGAGCATGTTGCTCTCAAACAACTTGAAGCCTTTGGCACATCATTCGAGGAACTATTCAATGGAACAGAAACTAATACCAACGCTGAAATTGTCGCTTGACATGACTGCCGTGCTTGCACGGATCGAATACAACGGGATCAAGATCAATCAAGATACACTCGCAACCATTCGCACCCAATACGAAAACGAGATGAACCATCTTGAGTCTCGACTGATCGAACTAGCCCAAGAAGCGATGGGCGACACTCCAATTAATTTATCCAGCCCAGATGATCGAAGCATGTTGCTTTACTCCCGCAAGGTTCGCGACAAGAACCTGTGGTCAACCGTATTTAATCTGGGTCACGAGATGCGCGGCTCAACCCGCAAACCAAAGCGCCGCACCCGCATGTCAAACAAGGACTTTACCGCCAACGTACGAGGTTTGACAGATGTTGTTTATAAGACAATTGGTAAACACTGCCACGATTGCGGTGGTAGAGGGCGCTATTCACCGCTCAAGAAGGATGGGTCGCTTGGTAAGGCTGTTCGCATCTGTCGTGCGTGTGATGGCAGGGGTGTGATCTACGAATCGACGGGGCAGGTTGCGGGGTTCAAACTAGTTCCTCGCGACGTTATGGATGTGGCCTCTGCGGGGTTCAAGACCGACAAAGAAACCCTGAATGAACGGGCTATGGACATGCAGGGAAGCGCAAGAGAGTTTGCCGAAGCCTACGTTCGCTACAACGCTCTTCGAACTTATCTGAGTACGTTTGTTGACGGGATGGAAAACAACGTCGATACCGACGGGTTCATCCACCCAGAGTTTATGCAGTGTGTTACCGCAACAGGTCGCTTATCAAGTCGCAAACCAAACTTCCAGAACATGCCGCGAGGATCAACCTTTGAGATCCGCAAGGTGATTGAGAGTCGGTTTGAAGACGGGTGGATTGTTGAAGGGGATTACAGCCAACTTGAGTTCAGGGTGGCGGGGTTTCTTGCAAAGGATGATCAAGCCTACGAGGACGTCGGTATGCAAGTTGACGTCCACAGTTACACAGCAAGCATCATAGGCTGTACGCGACAGGAAGCAAAAGCCCACACGTTCAAACCCCTGTATGGTGGCGTAACTGGTACTGATGACCAACAAAGATATTATCGCGCCTTCAAGCAGAAGTATGCAGGGGTTACAGAGTGGCACGACAGTTTGCAACGGGAAGCGGTATCCCAGCGTCAGATCACCCTGCCATCCGGACGCCAATACGCATTTCCCGACGCTCGATGGACTGAGTGGGGTACTGCGACAAATCGCACAGCCATCTGTAATTACCCCGTGCAGGGCTTTGCGACAGCCGACTTGTTGCCCTCTGCGCTCGTGCGGCTCGATTCCGAAATGCGTAAACACAATCTTAAGTCATTGATTTGTAACACTGTTCACGACTCAATCGTGATTGACGCCCACCCGGATGAAAAAGATATCTGTATAGAATTGATGAAAATTTCTATGCTTTCTATTCCGGAAGAAGTTTCAAAGCGTTACGGAATTAATTACGACATGCCTGTTGACATTGAGATAAAAATCGGTAAAAACTGGCTTGACACAACCGAAGTACCCTTGTAGTATGATACTACAACTCAACCCTTCTATAAATGGAGATTTAGGAAAATGGACGGGACAGAACTTGTAAATATCGATTCAGACATGGATCAACTCGTAGCGGCTTTTGACAGCGACAACACAGAAGCCCTTATGAAATTCACGGGACAGGCAGAGCAAAAGAAGGCTGGTCTTCCTCGTCTCAACATTAACTACAACGAAGAGACTGACGACGGTATTGCGCTGAAGCGTGGCACTTGGAAGATCTACGTTGACGGTGAATTCTTGTATGCCCCAGAGGTATACATTCGCCCAATTCTTCGCACCTTTGAATGGAGTGCGTGGGATCAGGAAGAGCAGACTTTCTCCTCTAAGTCTGTCCAAAAGCCTGTACTCTCTGGTAGTTTCCCCGACACAACAGGTACTGACCGCTGTGGTCGCCTGTCTCGTGACGAGGAAGAAAGCCTGAGTAAGGATGACCCTGCCCTGATTCGTTCGCGGATGGCTGTTTGCAACCAGATTATCTACGGCCTGATCAGTGGCAAGTTCACTAAAGCAGACGGAACGGAAGTTGAACTCGACAACTCTCCTTTTGTCAGTTACTTTAAGAAGTCAGGATTCATGCCAATCCGCAACTTCATCGAGGGTCTCACCAAACAGAACAAGGTGATGCAACGTTGCAACATTCTTCTTCGGACTGCCAAGAAGACGATGGGTGCGACAAGTTACTTTGTGCCTGTGCCAACACTGGCAGGTGAAATCGATATCTCTGACTACGACAAAGAGATGATGAAGATGTTTGTTGAGACTGTAAAAGGTCACAACGAGGTCGTAATGAACCAGCATCGTGAAGCAGTAAAACTTCTTGATGAAGGTGATGCAGACTTAGCGGATGACTTCAAAGATGTTGCTTCTGCTTAACATTCAAGACTACCTTGCGAAAGCAAGCCGGGGGGAACTCAGTGTCCCCCCTTCTCATCTCGACCAGTTTCTTGAAGACTGCAAAACTGCCGTGTCTCGTCAATTACAGCGAGATGCACGGGAATTTCGCATTCGGATGTCTGGTCTTGGTCGCCCCATCTGTCAACAGTTGATGGAGCGGGAAGGTTACACAGAGGAAGTTGATTACAACTCTGTGCTTCGCTTTCTTTTTGGGGATATTACGGAAGCAATCTTGATGCTTGTTCTTCGAGAGTCGGGTTGCAACATTGTCGATTTCCAAAAGGAAGTGGAACTGAAGATCGGTGACGAGACAATCAACGGAACACTCGACTTGGTTCTTGAAGACGAGACGGGTATCAGGAAAGTTTGGGATATTAAGTCCGCAAGCGACTGGTCGTTCAAATACAAATTCAAGGCGGGTTACGAGAGTATGAAAGAGGATGATCTGTTCGGGTATTTGATGCAGGGTCATCTCTATTCTGAGGCTCTAGGAGTGCCGTTCGGTGGTTGGATAGTGATCAACAAGTCTAGCGGTGAAGTAGCCGTTGTAGAGGCCCCAGAGTGGCAGGAAGAGGACAGGAAATTTTACCTTGAAGATGCAGAGGTTCGCGTCAAGCAACTCGTCAATCCTAACACAAAGGTTACCAAATTCAAATCCGAACTGGAAACCTACAAGGAAGACGGGGTTGTAACTCCGACGGGTAACAAGATACTTGCCAAGCCCTGTACTTTCTGCGGCTTCCGAAAGCATTGCTGGCCTAAAGCCCAACTACATCCGAAGGTAACGTCTCGCGCAAAGGTAAAGCCTGAGATATGGTATGAAGCTGTAAAGAGGGCTGAACTTTGAGATGCCAATCCTTTCGGTAAAAACCTACGACGTGTCGCTTGTTGACCTCAACGAAAATGTTTGCCACGTGTTTGTTAACGCAGCACTGGATCGTGGGGGTGAGCGACACGTTGTTCAACTCAGACAACACGAGCGGGGTTTGCCCTTGACGTTACGGGAGAACTATTCTTCCGACGGTTATCTTGTTCAATCATCTGAAGCAAGAGATGTGCCCCGCTTGGAAAATGAATTTCAACAAATATCAAAGCAACTCATGGCTGGTAAAATTGTATGTGTCCCGATATACCCCTTGACAAACGAACTATCCAACCTCGAAAGACATTCCCCAAAGATGGCAGGATATCTAAAAAAACGCTTGGAAGGGTTACAGATAAAGTCCCATTTGGAAAGCATAAGAAAATGAGACATCGCGCAGGTTACAGATCAGGATTTGAACTTAAATTAGCCCAAGTTCTTGCGTCAAACAACGTTAAATTTCTTTACGAAGAATCAAGAGTGGTGTATGTTCCGAAGCCTCGCACGTATACCCCCGATTTTTATCTTGTTGATTCGGATATATACATCGAGGCAAAGGGGAATTTTACGAAGGACGACAGAGTAAAAATGCTTCTCGTTAAAGAACAAAACCCCGATCTCGATATTCGCATAGTCTTTATGAATGCTCGTAATAAGATATACAAGGGTAGTAAAACAACGTATGCTGCTTGGGCGGATAGACACGGATTTGAATGGGCCGAAGGAACAATACCAAAGGAGTGGTACAAAAAATGACAGACGATATCTTAGATATGGAAACACATTTGGAATCGGTATCCCTGCTTCCCAACAGATATTACATCATTCTGCGGGAGCGGGATGACGATACGTTTAGTATGGCGGCGTATGAAACAACTCCCAAACCGGACGATCCCGACGACGATTGGTTCACACCAGCAGGTATTGCCCAGCTTGGTTTGATAACCATCCTTCGAGATAATACGGATTACGTTTTTGAGAAAGGTTTCGAGGCTCTCGAACATCAGACGTTGGCAGAAGCGATGTTCGATGTGTCCGACCCAGATTCGGAGGTAGCCCGGGCCGCAAAGGAATATATCGACAGTAACGTTGTGAAGGTAGACTTTGGGAGAAAGCAATGAAGACAAGTACAGGCCAGTTATACAATGGTCACAGCAACCTCAACGACTACCAGAAGAAATGCTTGAAGACTGCCGTGTATCCGCGAACCCACAGTATTGTATACCCGGCTCTTGGTCTAGCAGGAGAAGCCGGAGAGGTTGCCGACAAGGTAAAGAAGATCCTTAGGGATGACATCGATTCCCCTGAATATCGCGAACAAATCATGCTTGAGTTGGGGGATGTGCTGTGGTACGTTTCAGTTCTTGCCTATGATTTGGGCTACGACTTGGAAACGGTTGCACGTCGCAACGCAGATAAGTTGAAGGCGCGGCAACAGCGGGGAACCTTGCACGGTTCGGGAGACGGCAGATGACCGACTACAATAGAATCATGAGAGATATTGAGGAAAAGGAAAGACAATCTTCAATTCAATCGGACATGGTAAACCACCCGCCTCACTACAACCAAGCAGGTATCGAATGTATCGACGCTATCGAGGCGGCTACAGACGAAGGTTTCGAGTATTACCTTCAGGGAAACATCCTGAAGTATCTGTGGCGGTATCGCTACAAAAACGGAATTGAAGACCTCAAGAAGGCTCAGTTCTATCTCAATAAACTAATAGAAACGACGGAAGGAAAAGACCAGTGAGCAACACACTACCAACCCCATACCAACAATTTATCCACAAGTCACGCTATGCTCGTTGGCTCGATGACGAACAGCGTCGCGAGGATTGGCACGAAACCGTAGACCGCTATGTCAACTTCATGGTCAATCAGGTTCGCGGGAAGCACGATTACAAACTCCCCCAGAAGACAGTCGACGAACTGCGCGAGGCCATCCTTAATTTGGAAATCATGCCTTCCATGAGGGCTATGATGACTGCTGGTCCGGCCCTAGCCCGTGATAACATCTGCGGTTACAACTGTTCCTACATCCCGGTGGATAGCCCCCGTTCGTTCGATGAGTGCATGTATATACTGATGTGTGGGACGGGAGTTGGGTTCAGTGTGGAACGGGAGAACGTCGACAAACTTCCGGTAATCAGCGACAACTTCAACGATTCCGAAACCATCATCAAGGTTGGTGATTCGAAGCCCGGGTGGGCGAAGGCATTCCGCGAACTCATCGGATTGTTGTATCAGGGGCAAGTACCCAAGATTGACACGAGTGCGGTTCGCGAATCCGGTGCTCGTCTCAAAACGATGGGTGGACGTGCGTCAGGACCACAGCCGTTGACTGACCTGTTCAACTTCACAATCCAGATGTTCAAAAAAGCCGCTGGACGCCGCCTCTATCCAATCGAGTGCCACGACCTCATGTGCAAGGTTGGGGAGATTGTCGTGGTTGGTGGGGTTCGCAGATCTGCCCTGATTTCCTTGTCGAACCTGAATGACGACCAAATGGCTCATGCGAAATCTGGTGTTTGGTGGGATGAGCCTGAGAAAAATATCTATCGTGAAGGTCAGCGTTCTCTCGCAAACAATAGCGTAGCATACAATGAGAAGCCCCGAATGGATACGTTTATGCGTGAGTGGCTTGCCCTGTATGATTCCAAGTCGGGTGAGCGGGGCATGTTCAACCGCGAGGCGGCTGACAAGCAGGTTGCGCGGAACGGACGCCGTGAAACCGGACACTATTGGGGAACGAACCCCTGTTCGGAAATCATCCTTCGTCCCTACCAGTTTTGCAACCTGTCGGAAGTTGTGGTTCGTTCAACCGACGACCTCGACAACCTCAAGCGCAAGGTTCACTTGGCAACCATCTTGGGAACTCTGCAATCAACCCTGACCGATTTCAAATACCTGAGGAAGATATGGAAAGACAACACAGAGGAAGAGCGTTTATTGGGCGTATCCTTAACTGGTATCATGGACCACTCCGTGCTATCAAAGACCGTCGACAGCAGAAGGTGGCTCGAAGAGATGCGGCAAGAGGCAATCGATACGAATATGGTTATTGCAAGCACGCTTGGAATCCCGCAGAGCACTGCCATTACCTGTGTAAAGCCGTCGGGTACTGTGTCTCAACTGGTGGACGCTGCAAGCGGGATTCACGCTAGGCACAACGACTATTACATCCGCACGGTTCGCGGAGACAACAAGGACCCCCTGACCCAGTTCCTTATCAACGAGGGTGTGCACAACGAGCGGGATGTTACGAAACCCGATTCGACAACCGTGTTCTCGTTTGCTATGGAAGCACCGAAGGGTGCGGTTCTGCGTACGGATATGAGTGCGATTGAGCAACTGGAACTGTGGAAGGTTTACGCCATCCACTGGTGCGAACACAAACCATCGGTCACCATCAGCGTTAAAGAACACGAGTGGATGGAAGTCGGGGCGTGGGTCTACGCGAACTTCGATATCGCCTCTGGTGTGTCGTTCCTTCCGCACAGTGACCATACCTACCAACAGGCTCCTTATCAGGATATCGAGTGGGAAGACTACCTCGAGTGGAAAGAAAGGTATGGCAACATGACCATCGATTGGCATAAGATGTCGGAGTTTGAAAAGGAAGATAATACCAGTGGTTCGCGGGAGTTGGCTTGCACAGCAGGTGTCTGTGAAGTAGTTGACTTAACGGCTGCGTAGTGATAGAGTGTAGTGGATTAGACCTGTTATGGTGGCAGTGGTGGATACTTGTGATGATTACAGCCAACACTGCCATCAACTTGATTGTGTTCTTCAAGCACAGGTTCAAGCAATAACTGATACTGTGGTATCATTATGTATCATATATGGTACATTAACGCTACTATGGTATCATTTATGAAACACACTTTTAGATATGCAATATAACGCATAAAGATAACATATGTGTTAGTACACATAAAGACCCGATGGGGTTGATTTGTTTAGTTTGTGTGGTATAATGGTACTAATAGTACCGATAGGGTTGACAGATTTTATGCAGGAAATCTCGCTATCATATGTAGAGGTTTCCTGCTCCACAAACACTGAGGAACATACGATGGTTGGAAAAATTGTTGTAAAAGAAGTTACCGAACATGAAGACGGTTCCGCAACTTTAGACCTTGACTTGGATTCAGAATCCCTTAGATTACTTGTAGAGCAAGGTATCACGTCCTTACTTTGGAAGGCTATCAACGCAGAAGAAGGTTATGACCTTGTAAAAAAGGATGCAGAACAACTAGAGTTTGACTTTGATGAAGGAAAAAACCGAGATGAGTAACGACACCATAACCATCAACGACGTCGAATACGATGTCGCAGAGATGACAGACAACCAAAAGTATGCTGTGGCACAGGTTCGCGCAATCAACACAGCCATCAACCAAAAGAATTTCGAACTGGACCAACTCCGTGCGGCACACGATTCGTTCGCTCGTGTCCTGTTGGATTCGGTTTCAACAGGGGAAGAGTCGGGTGATTGAGATTAAACTCACAAAGGACATTATGGGTCGTGCCAAAAAGAAAGCTGCCTCAGTTGGTATTTTACCGGGCAGCATAACGGGTAGCTTGAGTAATGTTGTTGGGGCTATTGGTGAAGTCATTGTTGGCGACGTGATGGATGCAGAGCATGTCAACACCGTTCACTACGACCTTGTAAAGGACGGGAATCGCATCGACGTCAAGACAAAGCGTTGCAACACCAAGCCATTTCCCAACTACGACTGCAGTGTTGCGGCACACGGTTCAAATCAGGACTGCGACACC